CCTCTTGCAGCGTTTTGTCCTGCTGCCTTTGGGTAGTCGTTGTAGGACTCAAACTTGAAGGCTTGGTCGTACATTGAATAGCAGATAGCAACTGCCTCTTCATTGTCTTTGCCTTCGTTCATTATGATGGGAATGCAACGAGCAACAAAGTCATCTTTGCTTTCTCCTGGGCGAGGGTCAACGAATTGATCATTGAAGTATTGGAAGTCACGCTCAATGGCTGGTTTGGTCACAAGCGAAACAAACTCAACCCCGGTTTCATCCTCTGGGTTGATGATTAGTTTGTAAATTGGAAGTTCCATTTCTTTTAATTAGCAATTTTTGTGTTTTAGCCTCCTATTACGGAAACCCTTTGGTTGTTCTGAACTCTTCTTTGAGTTTTGGTGATGTCTCCTTCGGTTACATAGACCTTAGTCCCACCAGAGAAATCTTGTCCTAATGTAGATGCTTGGAATGTTCTTGGTGCTTGAACACTTGCAATAGATGGGTTGATTTGAGAAATGGTTGCCCCTTCTCCTCCTTTGATGATGTCTCTTGCTCGTTTTGCATTCCCGAGAATCGTGGTTGCCAAAGTGATGTATTTGGCGATACCAGCAAGACCACCCGTTGCGATGTTGTCGGGAGTTGATGAGTTAGCGTTTGCCAATGCACCTGACAAGGCTCTTGCCGTATCGGTTGCCACTTGAGCCAAGGCAAAGGCTTTGTTGTTTTCTCCAAGTGTTCCAAACATCCCAGAAATAGCACCTCCAAGAGCGTCAATATCTTCTTGGTTCTGATAAAGATAAGCCCTGACCTTGTCATAGGTAGCCATTTGAATTTCGGCTTTTTTGGGCATCTCAATTTGTACATTAGCAAGATGCTCAAGCGACTTGGCTGTATCTTCGGCAGATTTGCTCATATCATCCAAGCCTTGACCCATTGAGCGAAGCATCTTGTCAAAAGCAACAGCATCTTGATATTTGATTATTCTATTTAATCTCTCCAAATATGCTTCAAACGATTCTTCTGCACTTTTAGCCGAAGCATCCGCTTGTTTATCTCTTTCTGCTTGTCTTTGAGCAGCCTCTTGGTCTTGAATTGCCTTTATACGAGCATTGAACTTGATTATTTCATTTTCTAACTCGTAATTCCTCAACTTCATACTCTCAATATTTTTTCTTCTTTGCTCATCGTTAGAATCTGTTAAATCAATGCCAAGTTTTTTAGAATCTGCTATTGCTTTCTCACGAACCTTTGATTGCTCAATAAAATCATCATTGCGTTTCTTTTCTGCTTCCGCTGCTTGTTTTTGAACTTTCAAAGCCTCCAATTCACCTTTTGTCAACGCTATTCGTTCCGCTTGTAAGTCACGCAATCTGTCGTTGTATTCTTTCTGAGCGTCTGATGCTTCTTGAGTAGCCTCTTTCAAACTTCTCATTTTTTGAATCAATACCCCAACACCAACAACAAGCAAACCAATACCAGTCGCAGCAATCGCACCTCTTAAAGTAGAAAAAGCCGTGACAAGTTGGTTTCTTATCATGCTTGCCGTTTGTCTGATTGCAGGTAGAAACTCTCTGAAATCTCTAATGCCTTGAGACAACGCCATTGCTCCTTGTAGTTGAACCAATGTCGCTTCAAGTTGTTCTGACTCAACTCCCATCAAAGCAGCAGCACCAGCAGCAGCCTCAAATCCACCCAAGACACCTTGAGCAGCACCGGAGATAGTATTCATTCCTCCCCTTGCTCCTTCAATAGCAAAGTCAAGTTCTTCCATCTCTTGCTTGTACTTCGCAGCAACCTTAATTGCTTCTTGAGTACGAGCATCATTGATACCGAATTGATGTGCTAATTCTTCAGCCCGGAGTTGGGTTTGTGCTACCGCATCTCCCAAATCTTCATAAGCATTTGCTGCTTGTTGTACAGTTTGCGTTCCATCAACCTTGATGTCAATGTCTACTGCCGTTTGTATTGTTGCCATTAGTGTCCTTCGCTTATTAACCAGTAAGAAGTGCCGTCACAGATGAACCAGTCAAATCCGTTGTTGGCGTTGTTTGAGTGTGTAGTTGAGCCATCCAAGTTGATTGACCCATCTCCTGCGGTGATGTCCACTTGGTTAGACGGGCTGACTTTCTTGATGACAAAATGTTTGCCAGATAGCCCAGTTGGGTCAGGAAGTACAACAGAGATAGCCCCAAGAGCCGTGTCGCAGATGATCATATAATCATCAGCCGTAGCAGAGTAGGGAGAATCTGAGTCAGTTATGGTTATGACCTTTCCAGCAGAGAGCCAGTTCTTGTACATCTTGTAGTTTCCATAGTACATCGTGTTGCTCTCGGTTGGCGTTAGCCCTTCTGAGTTTATCACAACCACATTGTCAAGCCCCGGTGCTACATAAGTTGCATTTGAAGCAAGAACCACATTCCTCTCTCCGTTTACATTGTTGTCCGTTCCTACTACTATGACTTGCTCATCTGTATCGTTGCCTCCTCCTATAACGACTCCTCCCGTGCTTTGTATGGGCTTTTGAGTGACAATCGGGTACTTGTTGTCATAAGTGTCAGAAGAGTTCGTTCCTACGCCTTTTTTGACCGCTTCAACGGGTTCAATATATTTGGACAAAAGGAACTCACATTCCACCAATCCATCGGATAGAGGGTTGTAGTCGTTGACCCGAAGCAGTTTCCAATACTGACCTTCAAAGAAATAGTTGTCGTTGAATCTCAGAGTTGCCCAATCTTTTGGAGTCACTCTGAAATAACCTCTGAACACTTTGGAGTTCTTGTCGGCTATTTCGGTGATTGTTCTGTACCAATAGATATTCCCAACATTCTGGTTCGTGTATTCTATCCCAGCAGGAAGATTGACCTCAAATGGCATTCCAAATGACAAGTCAAACTGCATATTGGAAACCGAGTCAATGTGCAAGGTTGATGGGTAGACATACTTGGCGTATTGAGTCAAAGATTCACCTTGGTCTCTTGTGTAATAAACAGAGCATCCAACCAATCCTCCGTAGTAAAGCAAACGGAGTTCAGAAGCCTTGTTGGATTCGTATTCTATCCAAGAATAGTATCTGCCATTCTGAGAATAGAGTTGAGTTGGGACAAAAGGAATCTCAATTCGCTTTTCCTCCTTGACAAAATCATTGGCAATGCGAATCAAGCGGTCACCATAAACCCCACCAGTAAGGTCTTGATATCGGATGTTCTCAACATCACCTGCTTGTTTGTAGGAGAAGATATAGGGATTGCCAACAACCTCTCCCATTGGGATAATGGAATATGGCTGAGAATAGTCAAGTTTGGCTGACCAGTTTAGATTGTTTCCGTTGTAGAACTCATCTCTTGGAACAATGCGAAGAGTTTTGCTTGACAGATAGTCCTCCTCAATATAAAGGTTGAAAAGGTTGCACAAGCCCAAGAACAACTCACTCTGCTTTTGTTTGCCAAAGAACTGAGTAAAGTCAACAGAAGACCCGTGAGCAAATGCTCTTGAATAGAAGCCGTTGTAGAATTGAGAGTCATCGGTACTCGTCAAATCAAAATCAGCATTGGTCAGGTAGGAAGGATAGGTGTTGTATGTCCCGGTCTCTATTCCAACCACAGATTCAAGTTTCAGCGTAACGGTATCTCCCGACTTGACATCAATCGTAGCAGAACGAATGTCATCAAAGCTGAATATCGTGGGACTCGGATTGCCTGAGTTCATAAAAGAGATGGTACTCTTCAGAACTCCGTTGACATAAACTCCAACCCCAACATCACAAGCCACCCAAGAGCCTGGAGCGGTGATGTCTACCTCTCCAACAAATTTGTGATAGAAGGCGTATGAGCCACCTCTGTCAACTGTATATGTAGAAGTCCCCGTTGCGTAATCGTTGCCTGGGTCGCTTATCTCGTTAGTGAACAGAAGTTGGTCACCTTGAGCATAGGTTGTTCCCGTTACACCTGCATTCTGTTGGGCTTTGAACAGATAGTTGGCTGCCGTTGATTCATCAATCTCTAAGCCTTGGTTTGTCCAAGGAATGATGAGCCGTTTGAATCGGTCTGTGTTAAAGAATGAATCGTTGGTGTAGGAATAGCCAACATCGGAGAAAATCTTATCAATGACGCTCTTGGCATAAAGAGCAGGGAAGTTGTCCTCATCAGAAACCACCTCAACAGAGCCACCCAAAGGAGGATAGGTTATGGGATAGACATAGCCATCGCCATAGTCAAAAGAAGCCGTTGCTCCGTCCTTGTAGATGTAAGTGTCCCAACTCGCCATCACATTAGCGATGTTCAGAGTGTGGTTGTAGGTTGAGAAATCAAGTTCGTTGAGTTGCTTGTTCTCTATCTCAGAGTAGAAGTTGGAGGTTGTTCCAAAGATGGCACATTCGTACTCAATCAAATCAGAATCCGTGACATTGATTTGGATGACTCTCAGGAATCCTTTCAACTGCTCCAATCCATCAAGAAGAACGACACATTCAGCCTTCAAGTTGGGGTTGAAGTCAGTTCCAAATTGACCGCTTCCCGTAATGGTTTGAGATACCTCAAAGATATGACCGAAGAGTTCGTTGTTCTTTTTAGTTCCGGGGATGATGATGGTCTTTGACCAATCTCCTTGGCGAGTTTGTGGCTCTCTGATTTCAGCAATAGAGCGAGTGACCAACATATCAAAGTCACCACTCAAATCAACCTTTTCGTTTACATAGCCTGAATCATCAAGCGTGAGCAATCTATCACTCAAGCAATCTGTCTCCAAGTACCCACCATCAGCAGGAACTCTTGACTCAAATGATGCGAGTACAATTGTGTATTCGCTTTGTGGGCGAGATACTAAGAGTTCAATCATAGACGCTGAGATTTGTCAGGGATTGAGGTGGTCACTTCCAAGGTCAAATTGAATGCCTTGTCGTTGATGTGGGTTTTCTGCTCGTATTGGGAAGTCAGAATGTTGACCGCTTTCAAAGTGCCGTCATACATCCATACTCGTGGAGACATTAGCAACTCTTTCAGCCATTCGGCTTCTGCCTCTGTCAAGAGATTAGAATTGAGAGTGATTCTCTCGGTTGATTGGGTGAAGAAGTCGGAGTTGGAATGAGCAGCCGTGTCATAGGTAAAAGTCACGGCAGAATTGTTCAAGGTGAATGGATTCGCTTTGTAGGTTTTTCGCTCAATATCAAAATTGGTTCTCTTGATCATATCAAATCGCATCGTGTCAACTCCTCCCAATCGGTTCAAGAAATAGAGGTCAGTTGTTGGATACTTTGAGCATCGGTCATCTATCGTGATAGTGTACGCTTTGCCCACTTGAGAGCCACCAGAGTTCTTCGGAGTACAAGTGAAAGAAGTTGTTCCAACTGGTATACCGCCCGGAATATTGCTTCCAATAGGTACACGACCGAGAGTGCCACTTGGGACAGAAATAGAAGCAGTTCCCGAAGGACTAAAAGCAACATCCACAGAAGCGACATTAGAGCCGTGTAAAAAATAGAGCCAAGCCTTTGCATCAATAGGTAGTTTTTTTGATTGGTTGTTGGTTAGAAAAGAAGCAGTTCCCGAAGCCGAGGTTGACATCCAATAGTTATCCTCATCATAGGACAAGAATGTCAAAGGATCAAGAGCAGCATTCCAAATGGTGACTCCCGTTGTTGTGCTGACTCCCGTTGTTTGAACGATGGCAGAAGTTGCCCCAGTAGAATACTCATAGCCAAAGGAAGCCTGATAGCCAAACACAGAGTTGGTACATCCACTTGCTACTGAATCGTTGTAGTTCCAATCGTTCGTTACATAGTTCTCCAATAGACGAGAGATGTTGAACACTCCCTTGTTGGTTGAGCCGTAGTAGATTGGAGTGCGGAGGCGAGAGATTAGGTTTCCGCTTCCGTCCTTGACATCGCAAATGAACTTGAAGTTGTAGTTGCCATAGACACCGGAATCACTTTCTGTCACAATAAAGATATTGTCATTGTATGCAGGAAGATAGGTTGTCCCGGTTGGCTGATGTTTGACTGATAGTGCCATCACCTAAAAATAGCAAAAGGCTGAAAGTGTCCCAAATCAGAGCATCTCATTGAGACAAGCACAGACATAGGATTCAAATCCCTTGTTGGCTGCTTGTTCTAATCGCTTGTTTCTTTCCTTTGATATAGTGCGGTGGAAAGATAGAGTATTCAAGAACTCAACCAGTTTCATTTCAAGAATCGCATCCCACTCCGCTCTTCTGCCTCCAGCAAGTCGGTCTACAATGGAGAGCCACCCGAAAACATCTGCCTCATCTCCTTGTTCTCCTCCTTCAAATAGGTTAGGATAATTGTTAATAATCTCGGAAAGAGTTGAGAAAAAAAAACCGCATAGCCATAGAATTGCTCTGCCTCCAAGTCCTTGAAGTTGTCTACCTTCCATTGGTAGTCATCCTCAATCTTCCTACCTAACCAATCAACCCGATATGACAAAAGAGCGATAATTTGATGAAGGCTTTCTACCATATCTCCTTTGACCACCTCTTGCAGTTCAATGAAGTGGTGAGCAGACATCTCTTTGGCGTTTCTGATCAAACGAAATCTTCTGCCTTTGTGTTTGAACTTGTATCCAATCCGCTTATCAGGTAGTTGATCAAGGTTGAGTTTTTTGTGTTCCTCTTTGAGTTTGTCCATTGTCCAGATTTCCACATCTGAGAAGGGGATGTTCAGACAAATAGACACCTCGTGTGCCATCTGCTCAATCGGGTTGAGGTCTTTCAGAGTGGCGAGTTCTTGTATTTGGGATATAGTTAGTTTCATACGAAGAAAAATGTTCCTTTTTTGTTTTTGTGAGAGCAGTCCAAAGATAAGGCCAAAGCACAAACGCAGTCATCGTGCAGACCAGCGGGTGCTGAATATCTGACTCCGGTTCTGGTGTATTCAAATTCAAAGTTCTCCATCTCGTACCCAATCGGGTCTTCGGGGAATCTTATCTCCTGGCCTTGTACTGCCATCACCAACCCTTCAATCAGTTGTTGTTTGCTCTGTGCGGTGAATTTGAAACCTTGCATCCGAGGACATCTCCTCTGCAACTGCTCCACTACGGGGTCACCGACTCCGGTTGAGTCAATGAAGCACGGAGTCCCTTGAACGAGTCGTGCAATATGCTCAGCAGTTGATGCCCAATCCTTTTGAAATCGCTCAAAATGAACAACCTCTTTATTTGCGTTTAGACCGACTATCACAGTCCAATCCGAGTACTTGGCAAGGTCAATCCCATAAGACGCAACAGAACCGCTTAAAATGGGCGAGAAACACGCTCTGATGTTCTCTATGCCAAATGGGTTGCTTTGATCATCGGCAGGTTCAGCCAAATAGAGTTCCTTGAACACATATTCCGGGAGGTCTCGTTTTGCTTGTTCAATCTCTTGCTCTGTGAGGATGCCTTCCTTGGCTGCATCGTATGCGGTGATTTTGAAAAAGGTGTAGTCAGGTTCTCCTTGCCTTGCTCGTTCACCGAGTTTGTAGAACCAGTTCTTCTTGCCTTTGACATTCCCAATCAGTTTGCATTTTCCTTGGGTTGCGGTTAGGGTAGAACGGAGAGCATACCAAGCCTCCTCTCTTGCTCGTGAGGCTTCATCAAACACCGCAGCAAACACATCATCTCCGTAGAGGTTGTCTGCTTTCTCTGCTGACTTAAACTCTATTCTTGAACCCATTGGGGTAGTGAGGACAAGTTTTGATTCGTTGGCTTGGAAGAAGTGAGGGTCGCTGACTTGGGTCTTCATCCTTCGGAATGCTATCTCCGCTTGTTGGTAAACGGGAGCAACCCACCAGACGGATTGGTTTTGTTTTAAGGTCAAGGACTGCTCAAACAACCAAATGATATGAGATGCAGTCTTTCCCGTTTTGGTACTTGCTGCGGTTATGGTATAGCGAGAAGGCGAGTCCAAGATGGCTCGTTGGTAGGAGGTCAGATATGGTCGCTCATAGTTTATTTGCATACTGACTTCAGCAAAGCCATTCGGATAGCGTTCTCTGCCTTGAGATTGTGATGCTCATCGCAGTAGGCTCGGTTGATCTCTCCGACCTTCTCCCACTTCTTGCTTTTGATTAATCTCTTAAGAGGAGTCACCCAATCATTGTTGTGAACCTGAAAAACTCCCATATTGGATTTGTGGTTGGTGTAAGGCTCAACAGATGACACGAGAATAGGAAGGTTGTAAGCAGCAGCCTCAACGATTTTCAACTCGGATTTGTAGCGATTGAATTTGTCGTGGGTTAAGGGTGCAAGGCAAATGTCTATCTCGGAATACATCTCTCCATACTTGATAGGAGAAGTTCCCGTACGAGTGACAAACCAATCAGGTCGCTCTTTTCTTGTTTTACCCGTCACCGCTTTTTCCATTCTTGCCCAGATAGGCTCGTTCTCGTGATGACCTCCCATTAAAAATCTGACATTGTACTTCTCGCAGATAGGGGCAATCTGTCCGTCAAGGAGTTTGATGTCTTCCTCGTGAGAGATACCACCAACCCAACCGATTGTCAAAGGATGTTCGGTCTTCTTCTGCCATTGCTCGTGGGAATAATCAAGGCAGTTCTTGACAATGGTAATGTTGGAGTTGAGTTCTGATATGACTTTTGCCAATTGTGGTGTGGTGGTCATTACCGCATCAGCGTAGTAGATAGCATCTTTGATGCAGTTCTTTATCTTTTGGCGGTAGACCTTGTAGACCGGGTTGTGTCTTGGAATCACCCAGTAGTCATCAATGTCAATGATGTAGGGAACTTTGTTCTTGGCAAGTAGTTCAAGGATGTTGTACTGCAAATCCCCAAGCCACCGATTGAAGATAACACAATCATAGTCGGTGTATTTCAAATCGCCCCACTCGGCTCGGTTTTGGCTCACATCAACTGTCACATCGTGGTCTTGCTGCAACCGAGCAAACGGAACAAACAACCTATGATAGGCTACACCATTGCTTCCGTCAAGTAGGACAAGTATCTTCAAAATAGAGGGTCTTTGGGTTTCTGGTTACAAATAAAGTGAGTCGCTTTGGATTTCTCGTGAGGTGCTTGGCGTTTGCCGACTCTCAGTTTGATATCTCCATAAGAGTTCATTTCAAGTTGTCCTGATTCCAAAGCCTCTTGTACTGCTTTGATGTTGATGCTGATGTTCATCCCATACTGGTCTTCCCATCCGTTTCCAAAATATAGTTTTTCCATAGTTTTCTAAAATACATCACTTATCTACATATGTAAAATGAAGGGTTTTGTTTCACATTGTTTTATTTGTCGTTTTTGAGATTGAGCGTCACATTGAATGTCTTGGCTTCAATCGTTTGATCAATCGTTTCCTTGGGCTTACCATATACCCGGTCAAACAAAAGTTCCACCAAATGTATGCTCCCTCTCTCGTAATCCCTTGTCGCTTTTTTGGCAATCATAGAAATCCAGAAAGGGAGGTCATCATTTTTGGCAAGGTCAATCAGTTCGCTTCTGCTCTTGGTAAGAAGTCCCTTGATGATGTCTTGGGCTTGACTATTTGTTAGTTTTGTGTTGTATTCGGCAAGGAACACATCCTTGAGGATGGTCTCAATCTTCTTGGGTCTGCCGTTGGGATTTAGCACTTGCCCTTTCTGAATTGGTTTGAGGTTCTGTTCGTTTGCCATTCTCGTTGTTTTTTCTTTTTAATCGTAGATAGATTCTTCCAATTCTCGAACCCATTTGTTCATCTCAATGATGTTATCAAATTCTGAAAGTGGCAATTCGTGTTCTTCTCCGCTTTCCGGGTTTGTCCAGCATACCCAAATGTCTGAGGTTTGCAATTCGCAGTTGATTGGCATATACAAACAAACCAACCAATCTTCATCCCAGACCCAAGTATTGCCCGAATGTGGATTGACTCCAAGTTGTGTGTGTTCGGTTGTTGCTAAGCCGAATTGTTCTGCCTTGTGAAGAATGTAAATTGCCTTTTGGCGTTCCCAGTTTGTAAGTTTTGATAGGTTATTCATACAACGAAGATGAAAAAAACTTTTTGAAAATCAAAAATTATTTTTCTATAAAGGCTGCTAACGGGTAAAAAACAAGTGAATTCCGATAACCTCCTTCGTGTGTCGGTAAAATTGGAGTTACTCCGTGTACATTTCTCCAAGCCGGATAAACTAACATAGAGTTGTCTTGTTGACCAATAGTTGCATTATAATCTGGAATATGCAAGTCTCCTCCTTTTGCATTGCTTTTCTTGCATATAATTACATTGACAGCCCCTTTTATGTTGCCCGTATCTCGGTGAAACGCTGCTGGTATGTTATAATTACTAATTGATGAAGTAAACATATTTGCAAATCTCCATTGCTTTGGGACTTGTTCAAATAATTTTAATTGAGTTTTATATTGTTCCGGCAATATTTCTTGAATAATTTTTTCAGACTCCAAAGCCAAACCAAGCATAGCCTTAATAAAGGTTCTTGCAGATTTTACTTGATGTACGCTGCTAACGGATGGGTATGGTCTTCTCATATGAGGTCTTGGAGGAACTGACCCAATAATTGTTGAAAATTGTTGTACTCCTTCTTTCATTGCCTCCATACCGCCTTCATAAAATTTTTTCACTGAACTACTTCTGTTCATCATAGATTTTGGAACATTGTTGCTATTGAACTCTTTGTTCGCTAAATCAGCAAGTTTACAAGCCTTTTCGTTCATTTTCGTTATATAGAATCCAATCGGTTCTCCATCAGCATAAAAAATGCAATCTTCTGTAATGTTTGGTTCTATATATGGGCAGTTGTCACCGATTTTGATTTGATGCTCAACTGGTATTAAATCTATTCGTTTCATAGAGATTTGCTTTTGTATTTTTTGTCTGTAAATTTTGGTTCGTACTTCCAAGGTTTATCCGGCTTAGATATTACTGCTATTGTCGGATCAATACTTTTGAAGATTTGTATTTCCTTTAAAGCCATTTCTGATCTGTCAAACAACTGCAATCCACCTTGTCCTCCTCCGACCGGGGCGCATTCAATTAAATGTCTGGAACAAAACAAAGTATCATAACCTTTTTTTCTTAAAATCAGATATTCGTAGAAATCTTCAAATGTACTTACATCTTCTCTCGGCTCAAAAATGTCTGTTCGTATGATATATGATGTTTGAACTCTCTTGTTTATTCTGGTAAACAACTTTTCCGTTTTTGAATAAAATTCAAAACTATATGGAAAAACTACTGCTCCGATTTTTTTTAATTGGAAGGCTGACAAAATTTTATCTATGTCATTCTCTATCTGTCCAATACTTTTGACATCGTCATCATTCTTAAAAATTAAATCATAGCCATTCTCTTCGGCATATTTCTTAATATGCATTGTTGAATAGCCTAAGCCTTTGTTGTTCTCCGGAAGAATTATAATATTACTATACGCCTTATAGGATTCATAATCCTGTGGCTCTATAAAAATTTTATAATCTAAACCTAATTTATTGACAAATGGCAAAACATAGCGTTCAATATTTTTTGATCTGGATTTTGAAGGTATGGCTACGAGACATTTCATAACTTATTTTTTTCCTCCCTCAAGTATTCTAAAATCATACCTCCTATGTATGCCTCTCGTTCTCTCCAAAACTTAATTAATTCTTGTGCTTCTGGATAATGCTCAATATCAAATTCAATCTGTATGGCTTTTTTTACACTACCTTCCATATCATCTAATACGGAATCAACATCAAGATCATCCAATATGCTATAATCGGCATCAACTGGTGGTTGCCAAACTTCAATGCCCCATTCCGTTAGTTCATTGGCGTCCCATTCATTTGCTAACATCTCCCAATCCCATTCTCCGTAACCGACATTGTCTTTGATAATGAATTGACGCTGCTGGTCCTCGGTGAGTTCATCTGCAATAATGCAAGGAACTTCCGTCAGTCCGGCTTCTTTCAGGGCTTTAAGTCGCATATTACCACCAAGGACAATCATATCCTTGTTGACGACTACGGGGCGAATCTCAAGCATCTGAGGAAACTCCTTGATTGATGCTACCAACTTCTGAAACTTCTCATCCTTAATGATGCGAGGGTTATTGGGGTTGGGTTTGATGTCTTTCAGTTTTACTATTTGCATTTTCTTTGGCTTAGTTTTACAAGGTGGGTGACACGGAGCATTGCTTTCTCTTCTTTCTTGTCTCCGTATCTGATATGACAAGACCGGCAAAGCCCCATCAGGTTTTCAATTACATCCTTTTCTTTTGAACCTCCCATTCCTCTTGCATCTATGTGATGAATATCCACCGCTTTTTGACCGCACATCTCACAAGGGATGAAGTCGGTTTCGTGGTAGTTCATTTCTTTCAGATATACCTTGGTGTGATTCTTCATAAGCGAATTATCTCTGTTCCGTGTTGTTTGACATAGTTGCTCATCGCTTGGTTGTGAGCGTTGAAATCCTCGGCTCGTTCGTTGTGCTGGTAGGATTCCTTGAGTCCCTTGAAAGTACCTCTGCCTCCGTCAATGCCGAGAGTGTAGATTGTCTTTACTCTTGGGCATAGAAAAGAAAACGCAAACCCAGACGAGTTGTGGGTATTGTGCTGAGGTAGTCCTTTGTTTGGGTCAATAGCGAATTGCACAAAGATAGTGTTGCTTGTTATGGGTGTTGAACAAGTACGGGTCAAAATGTAACGAGCGTTGATAGGTGACTTTATGAACTTGGTTGGGGTTTGGTAGATGATAGGATCGTGCAGTGCTGCGATGTCTGCATATTTAGTCACATCAATAGCAGCGTTGATTGTCCAGATGTTGTACTCATCGGTAGGTTTCCAATTCTCCAAACTCTGACCAGTACCAACTACCAACCAAGGTTTTGCAAAGAACCATTCCTCACTTGCGAGTTCGTCTACGCTTCGTAGGTTGTTCATCATCTGCTATCTGTGCTGCTTCAATTTCGGGAGTTGGTTCAGGGGTTGGGGTTGACAATGCTTCTGCTCTAATGATCAAAGAGTAAAAAGCATCTACAAAGCAAGTAGAGCAGGTTGGCATCGGTCTGCCCATTTCGCTCTGGTAGATGGTTCTAAGTCGGACTCCTTGTTCGGGAGTGGTGCGGAAAAAGCCTGACTGCTTCCATTGAGTGAACAGATGGCGAATGTCAAGGATGAATTGAATGTCTTCTTGGGTCATATAAAGAAAGAATAAAGGGTTTGAGTAACGAGTAGGAATGCTACCCACTTGATGTCTGTTTTTGGGCTATAATGTTTCATTTATGGCTCAATTGTAGGTTATAAGTATCTATTAATGGTCGTTGATAGCCACCCAGAGAGAGCAGCAAAGGGAATGCCACTCCACCCATAAAGCGGAAGAAAGAGCAGAAGCCCCATCCACCACGCCATACATAGTTCGCAGGTGAAAGGTTTAATCTTCGCCTTCCAACCTATCTCGGAGACAAATATGATTGAGAGACAACTGACTCCGATTATTTCTAATAAGGTATTCATCGTTGATTTTTATTTTTAGTTCGTTGACCACTCGGAGGATTTCTTGACGGCTGATGTCGGTGACTCGTGCAATTGCTCTTGCTGACCGAGGTCTAATGTTGTCATCGCCTTTTGACCAGAGTTCCCAGATTCGTGACTCGTACCAATCGCACTTCTCAAGGACGGCATCAATGGCCTCTTGATGATGTTCGGTGTATGGTTCATCTTCGCACTCAATTTCTACTTGGCTTGTGTCCTCCATCCCGATAGGTCTAATGAAGTTCTTTTCAAAGGAAGTCCGTTTGCCGTAGAATTGATTTAAGATGATGCGAGACACAAACCCAGCCCAATAGCCTGACTCGTACTTCTCAACAATCCAAGATTCGGACTTCTCGCAAAGGATAAGAAAGAGTTCTTGATAGAGGTCAGATGCAAGGTCTTTGCCGACTTTGATGCAGAAGCCTCTCACCCATTCTTCACGAGTCAACTCCGATATGATTTCCTCTTTTGTGATATTTCAAAGTTTGTTCAATTTTGTTGTTTATTTTCCACAAGTTCTCAACTCGTAAAACTCCCATCCATCTTTCTCGTACTTCTTGCGATAAAATTTGACTTGGGCTTCTGTAGCACAACAGATGTCAGATTGATTGATACCTTTCCGCATCACGAGCAGCCAAGATTTCCCTGGCGTGTATGTAGGTTTGGACTTCAACGAAATTTGATTTAGGTAATGAGATAAGGTCTTGTATTTGGCGGTATCCGTGAATGGCGGTTGAATGGTCACGAAGCATAAACTGACCCAACTGCAACCAAGAGAATCCTGCCCGTCTTCCGATGTAGAAGAACACTTGTCTTGCAATGACATTGTGACGCTCTCGGTTTGGTGACCTCATATCAGATATGGGAACACCGGAGGCTTGAGAAACGGCTTTTGCTATTTCCTCAAGTGGTGCATTACGGTCAATCGGGTTCTCTAAATCTTGCAAGAGAATTTTGTATTCCTTGATTGATTGTCTTGCGTTGGCAAGGTTAGACCAGAGCGTTTGGCATTTCTTCAGAAGGCGAGTGTTCTGGATTTTGAGTTCGGTGTTTTCTTTGTATAGGTCTTTCATTCTGTGAATTTGGTTAGTGACCCCGTAAACTTGACATCTATGGTCACACATTCTCCGTGTCGGTTTTTGGCAATCATTAACTCAGCGTCTTCTGTTGCTGGTTTGTCATCTTGGTAGTAACAAGGTCGGTAAGGGAAAAGAATTGCATCAGCGTCTTGCTCAATCGCTCCTGACTCCCGAAGGTCTGAAAGCATTGGTCTATGGTCTGAGCGTTGCTCTACGGCTCTTGAAAGTTGCGAGAGGGCAATGATACAGATGCCCAACTCCTTTGCAATGAGTTTGAGGTTGCGAGAAATCTCAGCAACTTCCTCTTGGCGGTTTGCTTTTGTTCCTTTCATTAATTGGATGTAGTCGATGACAACAATATCAAGCCCGTTCTTCTGCTGGTGGATTTTGAGTTTGCCAAGCAGTTTGTCTATTCGGATGGAGGTGTCATCATCTAACCACAGAACCGGGTTGTCAGCGATGGTGTATTCAACTATCCTATCAATATGACCTTGAGAAAGAGAGTTGCTTCTGATTTTGTAGTTCTCAATATGGGTTTCGTGGGTTAGGATTCTTCGTGCAAGTTGATCAACAGACATCTCTAATGAAAGAAAAAGAACCTTGTATCTCTCGGCCGCCAACAAAGCCCAAGTCATTGCGATGGCTGACTTACCCATTCCCGGTCTTCCTGCACAGATGATAAGGTCTCCTCTGTTCCAACCTCCCAAGTATTTGTCAAGGTATCTCCAACCCGTGATCATTCCGTTGGTTTGATCTTGTCTTTGGAAAGCCTCACAGATGTCATCACAAGCCTTGTTGATTGCCTTGCGTGAGGTGATAGGCTCTCTATCCATCTGAATCGTTGCGGTTGAGATTAAGGTAGTCAATTGAGAAACGATGTCTCCTTTGGTATCTATTTGTGCAAGTCCTGCAACGAGTCGCTCGTGTTCGTATTTCTTGGCGAGTTGTTTTAGGTAAGCATCAACCTGAGAATACTCAGTTGCCATTCCTTGAATCATCACCAAGCGTCTGAAGTCCATTGTCTCCTTGAGTTCAATCAAGATGTTGTGATTGTTCAAAGGCTTACCAGCGAGGTAGAGTTCTTGAACCTTAGCAATGGCTTTGTCTATCGGTGACTCAAACCATTTTGAATTGACGGCAAGGAGTTTGACTCGTGTGGTTTCATCAAACATTGCCGAGGCGAGAATGTATTCACTTGGACTCATAGTGTGGCTTTTTTGTATTTTGGTGCAGCAAGTTCGGTTTTTTGGTCGGAAGAACGAAGCCAAGTTCTCACACTCGCTTTCCAATCCTTCATCTTGTTCTTGCCAACCATCCATCCCTTTGAGGAATAAAAGTCAATAAAGCGTTCAGCATCAAAACCGGGAAACTCTGAATTGATTTCTTCCTTCGTAGGAGGAACAAATTTCTTTCTTACATTATCATTATCATTTACATTATCATTTACATTATCGGCATTTTTGGCATCGTTTGGTATGCGGTCGGATGCGGTCGCATCCCATCGCTTACGAGCGTTTGCGGAGTTGCGTTCTCGTATCTGTTCATACTTCTGCAAATCTCTCTTGAGTTGTTGCTTGATTGGTTCAAAAGCAATCTTAGTGATTACACTTTCAGCCTCTGGGTTTTGATCATTGACATATCTGAGGATATGCTTGAACAAGTCCCCTGCTTGTTCGTTATTAAGTTGTTCTATCGTGTGAATCAGGTCACAATACAGAACGAATGATTTCTTGTTTTCAGCCATAAAAAAAGCCCGAAGCAGTTAGGCGTGAGAGAGACACCTAACCACAACGGGCGAATGTATTTTGTTCTGAACCGACTCTCTCTCGGTGATGAACTATTCGTGTATGGTTATGCAAAGATAAAAGATTTGATCAATATCCCAAATCCTTTTTCCACTTCTCTTGATGCTCGTGGCGAATCTTGTACTTGCTTCCTCTGAGATATTCTTTCTCCTCTTGCAACTTAGCACGAGTCCTTCTGATTGTTTCCGGTGAGGTGAAAGCCCCAGCAGCATACATTCTCAGAAAGTCCATTGCTGACATATTTGGGTTTGCTCCAAGTTCTCCTTTCCAAACCAACGCTTGGAGAAAGTTGTCATCATCCATTGCCTTGGGATAGTTGAGCATCAGTTGTTCAATCTTGTTTTTCATAGTGCTTTCCCTCTATACAATTTTTTGCGTTCGGTCTTGAGATGTTTCTGCCATTCGTTAAATTGAGGAATGAACGGGTCACGCTCAGGGACTGGTTGGTGAGGGACATCGTAGGACTCAATGCCTTTCTTGATGATGAACTTCAGGTAACTGATCACCAAGATGGCGATGGTTACCGGGATGATTAAAATTGCTGGTATCATAGTTTGATGTGTTTGAGTTCGTGTGCTTCCACCCAATATAGGCGTTCGTTTAATTTGATGAGGAATGTTCCGTTGTCCTCTTGTTTGATGACCTCCACAACTTTCCCGTTGAGGTAGGCGTATGTTGGTTTTTGCATATTCAAATATAAACAAAGTTTGCAATATCCAAAATAACT